GCACAACAGAGTTAACTCGATTGTACAAGCTTGTGAACTCGTCTAAATCTTCTACTGCGCCGTTTTCTACGAACACTTTCTCAGAGTTCGCCATCAACGCAATAGATATAACTGCGTTGTTGATAGCTTTCTGCGATTCTACTACTTCACGGAAAATGCCGTAGTACTCAGGAGAATCAGTAGTATGAATACGTTGTACTCTGTACGGCCAGCGTGCTTTTTTGTACGTAATCTCGTCTTTACGAATAATTACATCGTCATGCCAATATATAGACCAGCGCTTACCTGCGTCGTCTTCCATTACTGAGTGCACAACTAAGTACGCGTTGTGCTGGCGGAACTCGCCATTAAAACGGTCGTTAAAGCTTTCTTCAAAGTCTGCCTGGCTGTCAGGAGTAAAGTTATAGTACTCTTGTAGCTTAGCACTTGTGCCTGCGCCAAACAGCTTATCTAGCGTGTCCTGCGTAATCCACTTATACCGGTGCAGAAAGCGAGCGTCACTATAATCATCTTCAGTGCTCGCAGGGTCCAGGATAAGCTGAGAGTCTGGCACATAGCTAATATCAATACCGTTAACAGCTCTGCCGAATTCGTCTTTGCGGCCAGTGTCAAACACATTGGTAAAGCTACAAATAACGCCAGAGATTAAGCCAGACAGTTTTAGCTTATCGCCAAGCACGTCCATGCGGTTACGTGCAAAAGTATGGCTGATAATATCAGTAATCACTGAAGCTGTGTCAACGTCACGCGGATTATTAGGCAAGGCTACAGCAGTGTTAACTACAGTAGCGTAATAGCCTAATAGCATACGCGAAAACTTCTTAACTATGTTAAAAGTCTCTGCTGGCTGCCCGCGATTAGCCAGGGTGTTTAACTGGTCTTGAGTGAATTGCCGATTGTGGTACAGTTCCCACACATTCTTAGCTTCGAGGCGAGACGGTTCGAATTCCTCAAGTCCTATCTTAAAAGTATCTTTTAAGTCATTAATTGTTGCTTTCATTAGGCGCTCCGAAAATTTCACTCAGCGGCTTTTTAGGACCTTTGGTAGCCGGCACCTGAGGAACAGTTTTATTGCTGTTGCTAGCACGCTGTTGCAACAAGCCAATGCGTTGGTCTAACGCCCCTATGATGTCGTCAACTTTCTCCAAGTCTGCGCCTAAATAATAATGAGATAAGTGCTCATCATTGATATTATAAATACCAGACAAGTTGTCTTTAATCAGCTTTAACTGTTCTTGTAGTTTAGCTAACACTGGGCCTTGCTGCTGTCCTAGTGTGCCTGCAGCTTTGTTGAAAGCTGAGATTTCCGCGCCTGTAAGAGCTGAACCAAATAAGGCGTTACGAACTACGTTGCGGAAAGACTCGTACGCGGCAACGCCTTTCTTGCCGTCAGTAACTTCGTCGCTAATGTAGCTGTTAACACTGCTAAGCAGACTATCTACTAGGCCGGTCTCTTCTGGGGTAATAGCTTCACCTGCTCTAGAGCCGAGGCCAACAAGCTGACGCATCTGCCGCGCAACTTTGCGGTCTTCGTTAGACAGTTTTATGCCTGTAGTAGCTTCCAGCTCGCGAATGTACGGCTGAGCTAAACGCCGAGCAGCAGGTTCTCCAAAGTTTGTATCGAAAAATTTACCGCCAAACGTCTCATCCAAGCCACTAGCTGCTTTGTTAGCTGCTTCGGCTTCTCTTACTGAAGCAGGAGCTTGCTTCTCTTTCTGCAAGCCCCGCAAAGTTTGCGTGTAGTCCGCGCCAGTCTGCGCTGCTAACCGCTCAGCTGTACGCTCTGTTTCTGAACCCTGGGCTTTCATCTGGATAGCTTGGTCCATGGCAGTTATGTAGTCCATGCCAGGATTTTGCGCCATGAGCTCTTTGGCAATGCGCTCATTCTCAGTACCTTGCGCAGACTGCTGGCCTTTCTGGAGCATCTGAAAAGCTTCCCACTCAGGAATACCCATATCAGCTGCCATCTGCTTAGCTACACGCTCAGTCGCAGTAAGCTTTTCCACCGTGGAACCTTGGCGTAACCGTTGCAAAGCTAAGGCACGCTTGCCAAACATGTCCAGTTCTTCAGTAGCCATTTGCTGTGAAAAACCTGTGCCCGCGTAGACCTTCTCCATGTCTATAAGCTGTTGAGAACCATCGGCCATGGTAGCCACTACCATGCCTTTAGAGTACTCAGGATTCGCCATTAGGCCTTTAGCATCGCGCACACCGGCGCGTTCGAGCAGTGCAGTAGCTTCTGGAGATGAAGCAAGACGGTCGACACGTGTTACATCCTGGAATAACGAACCGCCAACTGGAGACTGTTTGGCTTGCGACAGAAAGTTATTTAGGTGTTTAGTGTCGCCGTCTGCTTCAAACAGGCGAAACGCGTCGTAAGTATCGCGTTTAAACATTTGAGCCGCCATCTGCTTATTTTGCATCTCTAACTGCTTTAACTGTTCTTCAGTCTGAGATACCTGCATTGGCGCAAGTTTTTGAGCAGTCTGCAACTGAAGCTTAGCCTGCTCTAGCTGCAAGTTCCGCATTTCACGGCCTCGCTCATACTCCGCGACGTTAGCGGCTCCTTGAGTCAATCCTAAGCCTATGCTCATTTTTTCTGGTCTCCAAAGTAGTCACCTAACGCAGTGCCAACGGTTGTAACAGCGTTGCCGATTGCAGCACCTGCATCTTTGTTTGCATTAATAGCTAAGCTATGTTTCATGCCTGACCGATTGCTAAGCACTTGTTGCAGGGTACCAGACGGGTTTTGATTGTACCCTAAAGACAAAAAACCTAGTTGCTGTTGCGCAACTTTTTCAGGCGCAGTAGCACGCGCTTCTGCTTTTTTCAGAGCCGTAGCTTTTTCTACGTCAGCAGTTGCAAAAGCTTCCATGGCTGAGTCACCTAAGCCACGCTGCTGGAATGTCTCATCGATGCGATTAAGCCAATCAGAACGCTCAAGCTCTATTGCTTCACGACCCTGGGCTTCGATGCGACCTGGCGACAAGTTTTGGTAGTAGTTTGACAAGTTGTCTTGTAGTGGTCCAAACACTTGTTTCCAGTCGCCGTACTGCTGCTTTGCAAAGTCCAAAGACTCTCGGTCTGCCGCGTTGGCCGCGTTGGCCGCGCGTTTAGCGTCTTTATTAGCTTTATTGGCGCCAATAGCACTTACGGCTGCAACACCTACTTGCGCGACTACTGGGTTCGGCATTTTTTCATCTCCTTGAGAAAGTCTTTTAGCGTTTCTCCGTAGTACTTGCGAATAGTCACCCCGCACTGTTCAGCCCAACCTAAGCCGTGCAGTTGGAAAGCTAGGAATTCAAATAAGTCGAATACGCTAGCGCGCAGCATCCAGGCCTGAGACAAGTCATTTTCAGTAGAAGCAGGGTCTCTTTCTATGTCTGTAGCTGTGCGCCAGCGCAAATACACAGAGGTAAGCAAAGTGCTTAGGCCAGTATTCCACAAAGGATGCAAAGGAATCATTTGAATAGCGCAAAAAAATGCCCTGTTTATGTCCATGTCGCTAACAGGCTTATCTCTGTCTACTAAGTCGTCCCATACGTGCATAACATCTAAAAGCATGAAAGACAGCTCTATGGCTGCCGTATTATTCTTATAGATATGTGTAAACAGAGGTAAAAAGTTTGCCTTATGGCTCATTCTTTAGCTCCGCTATTTCGAGTTCAAGCTGTGCTATTCGCTCTATTAAGAGTCGTAGCGTAGGCATGAGCTCCTGCACTGTAGTTGCCTGCGTTGGCAAGGCGATTATATTATCAAGCATCTCTACGCTCTGCTGTGTATTCGTATTCCAGGAGTTCGCCCGTACCACGGATGCGAAACTGGATGAAGTTACCACGTTGTTGCTCTTGTGGAGGTTGCACTTGAGTGGCAATGCCAGAATCAAGCTTCCTGTCCGCTAACACAACAACATCGTCAATAATTACATCAATAATTATATCACCTTTTGCGTAAAAGTACAATTTTTTGTACGTCTTCGCTTCTGTCGCTCTACCTTCTATGAATCTAGGAGACAGATACTCAAACTCTAGGTCTGCAGCGCTAGCAAAAAGGCGATGCAACTTGCCACCGCTCCAGCCGTACAGCACGTCATTACCACTCACGACTGTAGTAATGCCTAGCGCTAAGCGCTTAAACACTTGACCATACGCTAGCCCAAGAACCAGTACCGTGTTGTCAGCAAGCGTTAGATAGTATGAGTCGTCGTAAATGGCTGAACTAATAGGCGTCACAGACAGCTTGCCTAGCTTGTCGCGAGACACGACTACGGCAGGACCGCCGTTGGATGTGCATAGACCGTCAGTCGACAACCAGATGGCAGCGCTAGCTAGCTTCTGAATAGACTCCGGAGCAACGCACCCTTGGTTTGAGTCCACTAGTTGCCGCGCTAATGTAGAAGGTCCGGTACCAGTTATCAAGTACGTCTTAGTTCTTGTGAACACCAGCAGGCCATTAGCTACTTCGGCTAACCCTGTAATTTTGCTTTCAAAAGCTATCGAGTACGACAACGGCCAGGCGTCTGGCTTACCTACGGGCGTGAACCGCAGTGTAGAGCCTACAGCGCCAAAGAGCATGCCAGCGCTATGCTCTATATAGCTAAGTCCGGCGGGCGCTGGAAAAAAATCGGCAGAAGTCAGAATGCGGCCATCAATGTTAGTGTCTTTGGTGCGGTCTGTGTAAGTAGTCACAGCATTATCTAGCTCTGCGACCAAAGCGAAGTTAGATAAGTCGCCGCCTAGTCTGTACAGTCGTTTTTTAGGCGCTTGCGTAGACACAGGCAGGCCTGTAAAGCTAGCACCGCCTCCGTTAGGTAACAGTACTTCTGGGCTAACAGCAGAAGCGGCAGATTCAACACCGGTAAGATTGTTGTAGAAAGTCAGCACGTACTGGTAAGTGCCTTTGAGCTTAGCAAAGTCTTCTTCTACTAGCTTACGGGCTGTGCTAGGAACTATAAAAGTAGAGTCTACAAAAGTACTACTGGTAGATGGCAGCACGCCTACTAAGCGATAAGCGCCTTGATACAGTCTGTATACTTCAAAACCGACGTTACCAATATCGGCTGCAGGCAAACTAAACGTTATCGTCATATGACCAGACGCAGCTAAAGTAACATACGATGGAGGTACTGCAGTAGCTACGTTTGTGCTAATAACTTTTGCTGCACCGGCAGAGTCAACTTGAAGGCGAAGACCTTCTGACCGGCCAGTAGAGCTAGCGTTTATGACCAGATACTCGTACATCTGTTTTGGTAGTGCAGTGCTACCGGCATTGCCGTCATGAGTAACAGTAACACTTACAGGGGTTGCAGGTACTGGAACTGCCATAACCGGCCCAACACTAACAGGAGGTTGTAAACCTAAAGGATAGGCTACGCCGCCAACTATACGCCCGGCTGCAGCACTGTTACAGTATACCAGGCTTTCGTTGTACGGCACAAAAGTTGTAAAAGTAGGGAATGACACCCAGCGGTTTTCAAGAGTGAAGAAATGCGAGTACGCTTCAACAGCAATATCTGTAGCAACTTTGTCTTTGGCAGATTTTAGTGTGCCGCTAGTTTCGTCGATGTTAGTGAAAACAACGCCTTCGGTCAAACCCAGCATGTGTGGAGCTAACCGCGTGCTTAAACCGCCGTTGAATACGTTAACTAGCATAAATGTTCCGGGATATTGTGCGAGCGTTATTGCCTTTAACTTGATTGTGCGCTTTGTTAGATTTCAACCGGTCAAGCTGCACCTGGTACAACTGGTAGTGCTTGTTAGCTAGTGCATCTGACTTTGTGTCAATGTCTGCTGTGAAAGCCATAGACACGGTAAGATGCAGCATGGCCTGCCGAAAAGACTCAGACAACTCTAACTCGGAATTTTCATTTAGCAGTTCAGCAGGTCTTTTAGCGTACTGCAGCATCAACGAACCCACAGACTCTGAAATACTGGTAATAACGCCAAATGGAGAGCTAAAAGATGTCTCGGTGCCTGGCTCAATGATGTTAGTTACAGCGCCTAATGGTGCTGATAAAGAGTAGTTACCAATACTGGTAACAACACCAAGGCGTTCTCCGCCAACAAAATCAATGCTATTGCCAGCTTCGAACGGGTACGCCGTAGCATCTGAGCTAGCAACTGGTGTCGGATAAACGATAATACGGTTTGGCGAGAGCAAATCATAGACAATCTTCTCTACAGTAGCACCAGTGTCTAACTCCCAAGCAGGCTTGTAGTCGTCCATTTCGAAGTGCGACAGCAACTCTACGGGCCCAGTTGGTGTGAGCACGCGCAACAGACTATCCGCAGTATCATCAATGAAGTATTCAGACTGCCCCGCTATGATAGGTATAGCTTTTCTGGCAATTAACACTCGAGTAGCGTGCGCAATTTCTGTTTGCGCTTGCGACAGTAAAGACAAGAGACGCCGGTCAGACCAGCGTTCTTTTTCGGGGTCCGCTAATTCGGCACGAATATCGGTCAAAAGTTTTGATACCCTGCTCATACCGACCTCAGTAAAAAGTGGCTACATCCTTGTAGCCGAAATTGGAGTTGTTACGTTGGAGTGTATTCGCCGTTGGTCTTATCGAGTTCTAAGTACTCGACAACCGCAACAGTTTCACCGGCAGTTTTAGCGCCAGTGACTGTGTGCTTGACCCACACGTCTACGCCAGTACCAGTGCTGAACATAGCAGCAGCAGTACCAGTTTTACCCGCAGCTTTCGCATCACCGGCAGATACTAACTGCGTACCGCTTTCTGCTGTACCCATGGTGAGCACGTCAGTAGTGGCTGCGTTAGACTGCACTAAGTTGAAAAAGTATGCGTTAGTCACTAAGCAGTTTGCAGGCAGCGCGGCAACACGGAAAGTTTCCGTAACAGCGCCAGCCACAGCAAACGGCAGTCGAACAACCATCTGGCGTGGTTCACGCTTCTGGTTGTATGTGCCTTCACGGCGTAAGTCTTTAGGCATGGTCTACTCCTTATGCCGAAACTTGGATGTCAACAGCGATAATACCGAAGTCTTGTTCGGCAATCTTCGCTTGTGCGTAATCCGGGCCAGCTTCAACTTTCAGGCGAGACTTCTGAGCTTCCATCCAGAACTCTACACACGACTCTGACTTGATAGCAAAGTCTTGCGACGGCTGCCATTTGTAGTCAGGTTGCTTACCGAAAGCAATTTGTAACGCGCCTGCGCCCATCAGCAAACCACGAGAGTGGATTGTAGTGCCAGCAGGGTTAAAACCGGCTTGACCAGACCACACCGCGGTGTTAGGGTTAGCACCTTGGTACTGGCGCAGACCGGCAATTTCAACACCAGAAGCGTTTAAGCCCCAGCCTAAGGTAGAACCGGCAGTTTCACCGAAGAACGTTGGTGCTTCGACGATATACAGGTGACCGATTTTGCCGATAATGCCTTTGATAAGGCGGTTATCGTTACCGCGTACATCAGCTTGCGCCATGATGTTCTGGTAGCCAGAGGTATCTTTCTTCAACAGCGTTGCTGTAGCGGAGTCAACCAGGTATAACCAGATAGCGCGGCCATCAGAAGTCATATAAGGCTTCAGAGGAGCGCGAGAGTTACCAGTAGTAAAGCCACGGCCCATTTTCAGGGTGTTTTCAATGTCCAGTAACACGTTGTAGTTCAACGTTGCGCCCAGGTCAATAACATGCGTAGCTGGCTGAGTAGCGGCGCGTGTAACGCTGGCCAAAGTGCCTTGCGCGGCATCAAACAATGACTGGTCTTTGAAACGCACGAATAAATCGCCCAGTTTAGAGCGCGAATCGGCATGCGTAGTTAAGTTGATGTTGCCAATGTTGACACCGTCAAACTCATCACCATTGTCTACTACTAAGCGGTAACGCTCAACAGTAATTTTGTCGGAGAACAGGCGTTTCTGCTCACCTTTACCAGTCGCCGAATCTTTGCCTTTAATGGCACGGCCTGATAAGTTACCTTCAAAGTCAAACACAACGGTATGACCGTCGCTTGCTGACTCATTCTTCGCCTGGAATACGACCGCATCCTTAGTATTCCCAGTCATAGGTGACCAGAAAGACTTCGCGGAAGCTTGTACCAGGCCTTCGCGCATCCACTTTTTGCGCTCTACGTCGGACCCGTAAGGGACAACTGCTGTTGTCATGGTATTGCTCCTAAAATTAAGGGAAGTTTTTTGCCAGGAATCCTAGTTGGAGCTGGTTATACTAAGGGATGCTGATGCGTGTCGAAGTCGAGAACGCTGCACTTCCTTAATTATAACGCGTACGCATGCAAAATAAATAGCTTTTGCATGCGTCAGCGCTAATTTTGCTTACGCTGGCTTAGTAGCTGCTGGTGCAGGCTTAGCTTCAAGCTGCTTTTTCAGCCCGTCGGCAAGCTTTTCAGCCTTATCTGCGCGCTCTTCAGCTGCTTTAACTTGAGCCAATGCCTCGGCTAATGCCGCACCTGTGTCTACAACGTCATCAGCAGCTTGAAAACGGTTAATAAACTCGTGCTCTTTGCACACTGTTAAGCTACCATCTTCGCTTTCAACAACGTAATCTGAAGGCTGCGCGACTAATAAGCCGTTTGGCGTATCCAGTAACACTGCTAAGTCTTGGCCTTCATACGGACGCACGTCACCGCGGGTACCGATGAAGCTCTGCATATCTTCCGCAGTAGCGTACGACAGTTGCATAGCTGCTACAATTACCAATTTAGTCTGGAATTTCATGTTAGTAAATCTCACTGTTATAACCGCTGTTTTTAGCAGCTTTGCTATCGGCGTCTAACGGGGCGCCACCACCGCTAACTTTACCTAAATCAGGCAAGTTAGGAGCTTTGTCGGCTGGTGCGATATGCACATTGCCGGTTAAAAATTTATGCGACTTAGCTAAGAACTCGTCAAAGGTGATTTTACCCGCTTCCAGGTCTTTCACAATGCGTGGAGGCAGCTCAGACGCAATAACTTCGTCAGTCAAATCAAAACCTGGATTAGCTTCCTTGAAAGCTCGCAGTTTTTCTGCACGTTCCTGCACAACGTCTTCCAGAGTTGCTTCTGCACGCACTTTATTAATGCGCTCTTTTGCAGTACCACGAGCAGAGTTTTCCAGTTTAGTTAACTCTTCGCGCCAAGCATCAGGATTTGAGTGTTTAAGCTCTTCCAAACGAGCCTGTTCGCTCAACGGAGCAGTTTTGATAATCTCCGCTTCTAATTCTGTGCTCATTACCTGCACTTGTTTCTCAAGCGACTTCTTTTCTTGCGCAACGCGTGTGTACTGCGCTTGTGTATCGCGACGGCGAATCTCTGCGCGAGCAGCGAATGCAGTTGCCTCATCCACACCTTCAGGAAAAACAAGCTTGCCGTCTTCTGATTTTGTAGTTTGCTGAATCACAGAATTCACTTTCGCTTCAAAAGTGTCAGCAGTAGCTGGAGTACTCATATAATAGTTCCTATTGGTTGTAAATCTTTTTTATTGTACCGCGACTATTTACAATTGTACACAACGGCAATATAATTAAATTTAATAAATCTACACGGAAAAGATACCGATGAGCAAAGTGTACAGCTTTTCAGTAAAGACGGCCGAAGCCGAAGAGCTAATAGATAACTTGAAAGCCGAATGTGACCGTAAAAAATTAAATTTCAGCGCAGTGCTTGTAGGCATTATCCAGGAGAATATCGATGCAAAAAACAGAAAATCAGCTGCGCGCAGAAATAGTCAACGAGCTGCAACTGGACAAACTAACAGCTAAAGAAATTGCTGAACAGTTTGAAGTGCCATACTCTAAAGTTATACGCATCCAGGCTCAGTACAAAGAAGCCGTGCTCAATAACACTATAACCGAGTTTTTGCAGTCTGAGCGTTTGGTACTTGACAGAGCAACTGAGCTCCTGGCTTCCGAGCTGCCTAGCATACAGCAAGAAATTGACGCTGCTAAAGCTAGTATAAGCAAGAAAATGACCATTATGGAGCAGCTAAATGACGACTTAGCTACAACAGCTGCCATAGCTAATACTAAGTTGCGTGTGTTTATAGCTGGCGCAGAGACCGCTGGCGAACTGTCTACGCTTGTAGACAGTTTATGTACTCTGCGTAACGCGTTCTTTAATAAAAATATCACCCAAGTAAATATCCAGAACAATACCGGTGGTACCGGAGGATATAATTGGGGTAGCGACATACCTGGAGCCGTAGATGCGAATTAGTGAACCTGTTTTCGACATGCTGTACCCGAATTTAAAGGGCATGTACACGCACTTCACAACTCCACCTCCTGCGGGAATCTCTGATGAAGATTTTGAGCGTCAGTACTTGTCATCCAAGCTGTGGCGGTTGAACAACTGCTACACAGTAATCAACAAGCACGGCGAGAAAGTGCCCTTTGTAATGAACTTAGCTCAGCACATCGTGTACGCGGCGTCACGCGCGCACTCACGTCTCATTATACTGAAGTCACGGCAGCAAGGCATCTCTACGTTCTGGCTTATCTGCTTCTTCGACGATGCCGTGTTTGTACCTAACATGAGCATCGGTCTTATGGCCCAGGGCACCGACGAAGCAGCAACGCTCCTTGAACGTGCGAAGCTGCTATGGGATGAGTTACATCCGCGCATTAAAGAGCGGCAAGACCGCATGCTGGATAAAGACAACCTAAAGGAGTTTAGCTTCAACAATAACTCTAAAATCTTCATCCGCGTATCTTTCCGCTCGACAACGCTACAGCGCTTACATATTTCTGAGTTCGGCAAGATAGCTAATAACAACCCTCAGCGCGCTAAGGAAACTAAAACTGGTACCCTTCAAGCGCTAGCACGCGGCATGACTGGCGTCATAGAGAGTACAGCCGAAGGCCGTAACATGTTTAAGCTAATGTGGGACGACTCAGTACGCATAGAAGCTCTCGGCCGCGGGTTCGCCGCCAAGGACTTCAAGCCTGTGTTCTTGTCCTGGCTCGACGACCCAGACTGCGTAGAGCCGTTGCACCAGCACGTGGACGAGTCCGCGGCTAAATACTTTGCCGAGCTAGAGAACAAGCTAAAAAGAACAATATCGCTGGAGCAACGCAACTTCTGGATAGTTCAACGGCGTGAGCTGGGCGACGAGATATTCCAGGAATATCCTGCTACGCCAGAAGAAGCCTTTACTGCGACCCGCGACGGCACATTCTACAACAAGTTGTATCTGAGTAAAGTGGTACAGCGTGGGCGTGTAACACCTGGCCTGTATGATACCAACTTAGCAACCGACGTGTTCTTTGACTTAGGTGTGGATGACTACTTCGTAATAGGTTTTGTGCAGCATCATGCTGGCAGTATTCGTGTTGTTAAAGAGTACCACAACCAGGGCAAGAACCTAGCACACTATCTTGACTTCGTGATAGACAGCGGTATACCTATACGCTACTGGGTATTCCCGCACGACATCAGTGCACGTGAGTTAGGCTACGGTAAAGGTGGTGCTGCTACGACCCGTCGACAAATCGTAGCTAATCATCTGTCGGACCGCGGAGTAAAAGCTGCTATAATGGTAGGTAATAAGGACTCTATTGCTGACGGTATAGAGTCGACACGCGAGCTAATAGAGGACTTGTGGATTGACCCGGCTTGCGAGTACATTATCAGCTGCTTGCAAGAGTACAGTAAAGAGTACGACGCCAAGCTAGAAGTCTGGCGGGACACCCCGGTGCATGATGTGTACAGCCACGGTGCTGATATGCTTAGACTTTTGTCGCAACAGCGGAAAAAGTTATATCCGGCCGCTCGTGCCCAGTATAAAGGAGCTGCGGTATAGCCGCAGCGTTCTTAATAAATTTATTAAGCATGCGAGTAAGTTTATTAAATTTATTAAGAACACTACCACGCATATTCTAAACAGCGTTTCCCGTTTGCAACAGGCTGGGCCGACTGACCCCCGGGGCCCTAAAATGCACGCCTGGACATCTAAACACCCGGACATCTGCACATTCAGACATCTAAACGCCTGGAAATCTGCACATTCAGACATCTAAACGCCTGGACATCTAAGCACCTGGACATCTAAACACCCGGAAATCTAAATGCTTAGACGTCTAAACGCCCGGACACCTGGATGTGCAGGCACCTATACGCCTGGAAGCTAAGGCATCTGCCGCTTATACCTCTATAGCTATGGACGTCTAGAAGCTAATACGCCCGGACATCTATACGCTTAGAAGCTAATACGCCTGGAGCTGCGGACATCTGTATGCCTGGATGTAAAGACGCGTGGAAGCTAATACGCCTGGAGCTGCGGACATCTGTATGCCTGGATGTAAAGACGCGTGGAAGCTAATACGCCTGGAGCTGCGGACATCTTCACCAAACGAGCCATATTGAGTTATAATGGCAAACTAATACTAATAGCAAGGCCTACCTATAGAGTTGACCTAAACGCGATATAGGAGCCTTAAAATCAATTGGTGTTTTTATTTCTATATATAATTATTTATTTTAATTCAAATAACTAAAAAATACACTATAATGTTATAGTATAACATACCGTATATAAATATGCGTGAACTTAAATAAATAATTGGCCATATAAATGGAGACACCATTATAGTTTAAACGAATAGGCTATATAGTTTAAATAAATTGTACAGCCTTTCAAATTGGCTTATAATAAATATATCAAGGCCACTTACACTAAGTGTCCAACAACAGCGAGCCAAAATAATGTTAAGATTCTTAGTATGTTCAACTGACGAACAAACATTCGACAACCATATTGTCGGCCAATTTCCAGCGGTCGGTATTGCCGAACGATTCGTCATGCCCGAATATGTTTTCATCTTCGACAAAACTATGGCACCAATTATGGACGACGAAATGTTAGTTGAAGAGTTGGCCGAATTAGGCATAACATTACTATCAATTGTGTGAATAGTTGTTATAGGTACAAACTATTGTCTAATTGCAGTAGTTTGCCCTATAATATCTACCAACAGCGAGGAACAGTATGTTAGAAGCTAGCACTTTATCCGGTATGGACTTAGTTGTCTACCGCTACGTAGTACCCGGCAGTGGAACTGAAACTTGTCCGGAAGGCGAGTTCATTCAAGACGTTGTATACGACAATCAAATCACTGAAGCGGACCTTCGCGAGTGGATTGCGTACCGTCACGGCCACAAACCGGGCAAAATTGAAATAGCTCGCTAGCTATGCGAATAGTCGGTATAGACACAACGAATTGTACATTTGAATTCGTTGCACTATAATGACTACACACGAGGACTACGTTATGAACGAACTACAGCCATTAGTTGACGCTCTAGACTTGTTTTATCAACAAGACCGCTTGGCTGCAGCTTTAGAAGCATTGCATGCAATAGGCAAGCTGTGGCATTTAGATGATGACCCGTACGAATGTGGCTTTAGCGATGAAGAAGCTGCTATACTCACTGAGTTTCAAGAACGTGTATGGGCGTTTGCTAAAGCCGAAGACGTCAGCCCATTTAGCTTCTACCCTAACATAGATTGAACGAATAGTCGGTATAGACACAACGAATTGTACATTTGAATTCGTTGCACTATAATGATTATACCAAACGTGCTGAGGAGCATACAATATGAAGACCATCAAAAAAGACTACGCTGCAGTGATGTCACTGTTCACACAAGCCATCACCGTACTAGAAGAAAACAAAGTCAAAAAGTCCGTGTTAGAGGCGGTACGTAGCCTACACAACGATGCGGTTGACTTAACTGCGAATAAGAACTCCAATGGCAGTGGCTCAAAGACTACTGCACACTACGAGGACGGTAAATTAGTTGCCGTATTCTGCTACTACCACAAGCGTTGGGAATTAGTTGACCATATCGAATATGGCAATAAATCGGGCACTAAAACCGGCCTAAATACCATGTGTAAAGAAGGCGTGTCCGCTTGGACGAAAGCCAATAGAGCACACAACAAGTTGAAAGACGAATTGTTGCAGAAACTCTTCAAAGGCGAGCTGACAAGCGAAGAAGTTCAAGAGCAACTTGGTGCTGACCCAACAATCGAGCCGCACAGCGATGAAGAGCACTCTTTTGCGACTTTGGACGACTTACATGCATTCTTCAATACTGAAGAGTAATGTAGACCGTGCACACGAGCAGTTTCGTGTGCACCCTTCGCTACACAATTTGAAAGTGCTGCGGGCACATATAGCTAAGTGCCCGATACAACTAAAACCGTACCCAATTTGCCAAGAGGTTAGGCCATGCCCAATATGCTCGCAGTCGAATTAGCTAAAATCGAGCAGTGGTATGCCTCGGTTGTCACGGACGTCGCAGTATACCGCGACAATCCACCGCTTGCAGCTTTAGCTATTATACAGCGTGCACGTGACACACGTGAGGCATTAATAACCGAGGCTTGGGTATCACACATCACGGGAGAACACTCATGCAAGTAATAGGCAAACCAGCAATGGCGTTTAAAGTGGTCAATTGGCACGGTATTGAACTGCACATACCAAGCGACCATGTAGCAGTAGCTGCGGACAGTGACGGTTGGGTCTACAGCTATCCAACGGTGCCTAAGCCGGCAGGATTTATGGACGCCTGGATGAGCGGCGGGTATTTTGACTTGTGCCAGGTAGACCTGGAAGGCATGCCATGGCGAGAAACAGTTGTGGAGTACCCGCTATGAAGAAGCGCGTGATACTTGAGAACGGGCGCTACTGGCCACAGTATAAGTTTGTAGGCTTAAAGTGGCGTTACTACACTGAACAGGGTGACCCGTATCGGCAGCCGGAGCCAGTTAGCTTTGACGACATGCATGCCGCAATAAACTACTGTTCGGCATGCGGCATTAACAACGAACCTAAGCAGGTGGTATGGAATGGGCAATAAGCTAGGTGTGTACGCGAGTGGTCCGGGCGGCATAGGCTGTGTAGATGTTGGTTTTATTGCTATCGATAAGCATTGGACACTTATTCCTACAGGCGAGCTTGAAGCGCTACGCCAAGAGCTTGAAGACACTAAGCTAAGGCTAGCCGCCATTAGCTTACAGCACGCACAATACTTGGAGAGCTAGCATGAACTTAGAATACGACGACGGTCGAATAACTTGCGAGCACTGCGGTAAGCGAGACTTCCCAGAAGTAGGTATGAGCTGGTGCGACTGTCGGTACGAACGAGGCTGTCCACAAGAACGCTCAGCGGAGCCGACGTACACGTTTGAGCGCAGCTACGCACAACCCGTAAATACGACGCTGGAGTTTGCTTTCATTCAGCACCAAACCGATAAAGCCTGGCTGTTAGCTTTCAACACGCCGCACGGCTTAGCTGAACGCTGGGTGCCTAAGTCGCAATGTAGCATCGCGGGCAAGACAGTTACACTGCCCGCCTGGCTGGCGCTAAAGATTGTGTAACTAACAACCGCTTAGCGATATTATAAAATCTTTAAACGGGAGGTGATAATGATAAGCCAGCAAATAAACTTAGTTAAAGGCGAAGAAGTGCTACGTTACACGCCTTTAGTAAACCTTAGAGCTATACAGGAGTTACTGCAATTCAAAGGCTATAAACTGTTATGTCAAGGTATTTCAGGCAAAGTAGTATATTTATCCGTAGTAGACGGCAAATTCTGGATACGCTCTGGTAACGCATCAGACGTAGAACCTACAGTGCGAACTGACCATCGAACAAATCGCATTACTTTATCAGTGCCTAAAAAGTGGTTGCAGCTTGATAAAGCAAAGCCGAGTACAAAAACCAAAGTGCTGAAGCTACAAGCAAGTGGTTTTGAACCCACGTTCCATACCGTAGGTACAACAGCTAAGGAACTGCAATACCAACTGAACCTGGGTAATACCTGCTTAATACTGCACGACTTTGACTTAACAACTGTGCGCGGCATATATGTGCACTTTAAAGTCGATTGCTTTGAAATAAAAACCGGCGGAAGCTCTGAGCTGACGCCGCATGTTTACCACAATAACGGCAGCCTTTGGGTGCCAAAAGATTTTATAACCAACGAGGAAACAACGATGGACTTAGTATCAGTAGTTATGGCAGCAGAGCTGTACGCAGTAGAAGTAGAATTCGCTAAAGGAGGTGCACGCTACACCTACAAATCTGCCTCGGCACACAACGTAGGCGACAAAGTTGTAGTGGATAGCCCAGCCAATGGCCTGGTAGTAGTGACTGTTACTGGCTGCTCTAAAGGCCTGGACACTAACACTGATAAGTTCCCTGCTTATAAGTGGGTAGTAAGCGCAATCGACTTAAGCGAATACAACAGGCTGCGCGACATGGAGCGTAACATGCTTGAAAAAGCTAAAGCTAAAAAGCGCCTGGAGCAAGCTCGTGCGCAGTTAGAAGAGCTGGGTGTTACTCCTGAAGAACTGATTGCAATGGTTAAAGGAGAGTAACATGGATTTATTCGTTGTAATAGGACTTAGCGCCCTTACCATTTTACTTATTATGCGGCACACTAAAATGCTACGCATCACTAAGTTGCTGGACAAGTACCAGGACTGGTACACTTACGACCAGTCCGCATCGCTGCACGGCAATATTAAGATGGCTGAACAAGCTATGGAAGTCTTAAAGATGTGTCAAGCCCGTAAGCCGGACCGTGTGTTATATGCCGACGTGCATCGCTTGTATGAGCTCGGGTTCACTTACGACATCGATATTAGCTTAGGAGCTAATATTACACGGCTTCACGCAATTATTGCGGTATTAAAAAGTTAGTTTGCTGTATTTACACATGAATCTAAACGACATAAAATTAGATTCTCAACCCAACTGGAGATATAAATCATGGCTATCAAAAAAGTGTTCGCCCCAATCCTGGCAATCATGGAATCAAACCTGTCTGCTTCTGTTGCTGACATTATTGACCAAGTTCGTGCTGTTACCAGCGCTAAAACTGGTGGCGGTGGTGGTAAAGCGACTAACTTCTTCCGCAATGAAGAAGGTGTTGTTACTGCCGTTAAGTGTTACGCTTTCAATAAATGGATGGACCCACGCTTAGTGCCGTTTGGTACTAAAGCCAACACGCCTACTGGTCTGAACACCATGTGTAAAGCCGGCGTAAGCGTATGGACTCAAGCCCAGGCTGCCTTTAAGAAAGGTAAAGATGCTGTTGTTGCCGACCTGCTGGCCAACAAAATCACCAGCGACGAAGCGCAAGCTAAGATTGCTGACCTGGAAGCTGCCCGTGTACTGGTGCCTGAACTGCCAGCCGATATTCAGGGCTTTGACACCCTGGAAGACTGTCAGAACAACAGCCTGGTTAACGGCTTATCTGCGTAACCGACTAGCCGGTGCTTAACAGCATCGGCTTTTCTTTACATACAGGTGTAACATTATGGAGCTCCGAGAAGCCCTTAAGTTCTACCCGTCTTTCACACAGGAAGACATAGCCGTGCTCACAGGGCTACCTATCCACGCAGTACGCCGCAGCCTGGCTGAAGCCGGTCACGAGTTAACTCAGCGGCTGACACCGCCATGGCGTACTGAGATATTAGTTACGACCGAAGGACTGGCTTTGCCACAAGCAGCTAAGATGCACAGTACTTTACCTTCAGTCATTCACTACGCTCGCTATCACGGTGTGCATAAAACAGTAGAGCGTGGCGTAGTTGACCATGCCGAAGTTAAAGCGTTTATTATAGCTAACCACAAGCGCATGACACAGGAAGAAATGGCTGCAGAGCTTGGCGTAAGCCAGTCATTAGTTAGCCAACTTAACCCGTACAGACGGCCTGCCGGTAAAGTGCTGCGCAAGACTCCAGGCGAGTGGGTAGTCATATTGGACTACGCAAAAAAGCACAGCATATTGCAAGCTGCAAAACGTTATAATGTATCACGCACTGCGATTCACAAAAGGATAAACAAAGATGCGGCTAAGAGTGATTGACGGCAGCTACAAAGGAAGAGTCTTTGACGTGCCTGACCAATGCTTTAGGTCTGGAGTGTACGAAAGGTGCGCGGACTTGCAACCAATGGTACTGTCGGACAAAGATGCACCACTACACTTAGGAACTATAGAAATTAAAAGATTTTGCCTCGTGCTGTCAAGTAAACATACTTACGTGCTAACGGAGAACCGCAATGTTGAAGGGTAAATACATTGGACTAATACCGCAGTTACGTGGTAAAACTGCGCTTCTACGAGCTGACAGGTACGCTTTTCTGCATAAAAACAATTCTATCTTTATAGAAGCGCAATTTGATGACTTAGACTTAGAACTGCATGGCGTCAATCTAGCGCACAACTGGCGTACTTTTGAAAAAGAAGACTTTGAAATTATGGAGGGCGAAGATGTTGAAGGGTGAAGCAAATACAGTAAGGCTGCTTAGAGACGGCATGTTTCACAGGCCTTATACCAGTCTACTGACTGAAGAACAAGTGCAGGCTCTGGCTAAAAAGCTCGGCGTTAAAGTAGATACAACAGCATACGCAAGCCTGGAATCAGACATCCGTTGCGTTTTCGAGGTAAAACCATGAAAACAGTAGTAATTTGGCCAGTGCCTAAAGTAGACAAAACTCTTGTAGCCAGCACGCCAACAAGCAAAAGTTCTGAACAGCTACTGCGCGAGTTTGTCAATTACGTAATTGACAACGACTTAAGCAACACGCTTGAAGCAGCGGTACACCAGTTCATCGAGGAAGAGCTATGATTGCAGCCTACTTATACTGCGCTGTCTGCGTGGCAGTTTGGCTAGCGCTATCTTACTTCTGGATAGAGCAGATTTGCAAAGGCTACCACCAGATAAGCCGTAAAATATTTTTTGTGGGCCTGTTATGGCCGCTTGTGCTGGTAGAGCTTACTTTTAAGCTCGCGTTTAAAAAAGGTAGACAACTATGAATCTACAGCCGTTTATAGACTTAGGCTGGTACACTGTTCCGCTTGCTGGGTCACTTACCCGCATGGAAAATGGCAAGAAGACATTACCACAGTTTGAGCCTGGTTGGCAGATTAAGTACGCTGAGCATCGCAACACTAATCCAGCTGCTTTAGGTGGTGTGTTGACCGGCAAGAAGAGTAACATTGTAGCTATTGACTGCGACAATCCGGCTACTTATGAGCTGTTCCGTTCGCTTGACCCTGACTACGCTGGTGTAGCCATTAGCTTAGGTAAATACGATTTACCTACAGGCACGCTTATCTACGAATATGACGAAGAACTGCCAGATGGCTTTAAGCTACACCAGGATAACGGTTTTAGCTTAGACTTTTACAGCAACAGCGGTTTTATATACTTGCCTACAACAGCTAACAAGAGCAAGCTGATGTGGGAAACTGTTCCTGTTATTAAACCTATGCCAGTGGCTACAAAGCTGCTTATTAAAGAGCTTAGCAAGAAGCAAGTCACTAAAGACATGCCTGCTACTCGCAACGTCATTACTGCGCGGTGCTTACAGCCGCTTGTGAAACAATTCGTCGATAGCAAAGAATTCATGCCAGGCTTATTCAAGATTATAACGCCGCGTGACTTCCGTGAGCTTGACCAATATGTGAAAGACGGCTACTTGCACCCTGACAATGTTCCTGACGGTCGTGGCAGCGAGTATATGTCTAAGGTATCTGCAATCCTGGGCGCCGATATTAGCATTGACCACGAGCTGTACACTATGGCAATGTTCCAGATTAATGGTTTGTGGTCTTCGCCTATGAATGAAGACATTTTCGACAAAACTATTATGACGCCAATGTTGGAAGGCAAAGCTTCAATCAACGGTACCGCTATTTGGCAGTACAATTCTGACTGGTCTAAGTACTCATTAGTGCTGAGCTCCAAGCGACAGTCCAGCCTTGAATTAGGTTTTGACGATAAGCGCGGTGCCTACTATGTAGTAGACGTAGCTAACTCGCACTACAGAGTGTTTGATAGAGACAGCGAGTTAATGGCGCACATCGAAGCAGCAGCTATCAACGTGCCGAAGCGCAACGAAGTAAAGCAAATGCTGCCGGTGATTAACGTTATAAGCAAGCCTAACGAAGAATTTGGCTTTGTCGCTGGTACCGACCCAACAGCCAAAGACTTAAACTTGTTCAGACAAACGCCAGAGCTAAGCGTATTCAATAATCCGGACAGCTACAAGCATTTGTATAACAGGCCTGACACTACTATCAAGTTCCTGGAAACGCTTATACCTGAAGATGCTATGCGCAATTATACGCTAAGCTTTGTGAAGCACAAGCTGCGCACGTTTAGTTATTCGCCCGTCATTCTGTACTTCCTGGGTGTGCATGGCTCTGGTAAAGATACGTTCGTGCAGCTGCTGGAGCAAATCATCGGCTCAGTAGCGCGTCCGACTGTTAAAGAGTTCCTGGAAGTATTCAACAGCTATATGCTAGATAGCTACTTCGTGCAGCTCGATGAATACGGTAACCAATTGACTCGCCAAGACGAGAAAGAAGAGGCGCTAGGCAAGCTGAAAGCCTATAGCGGTAAGCGTCAAATTCGCGTGCGGTCTATGCGCACTAACGGCTTTGACTACGAGCACAACGTCACGTTCATAGCTACAGCTAACAAGAACCCGTTGGTGCTTGAAGACGGTGACCGGCGTATGGCTATGTTAGCTACTCCTAACAAGCTTGGTGACCAGCAGTGGGTACTTGACGCAGGTGGCGTGTCCAAGGTATACGACCAGATTATGTCTGAAGTTAAAGACTTCTGTTACTACTTAGCTACTGAAGTACCTGATATAACTAACGCGCAGTACGTGCAACCACCTGAGTCCGCATTCAAGCGCAAAATCATTGCGGACTCTATGTACGCGGCTCAAAAATTGGCGTATATTCTCAAATGCGGCATGTTTGACTATCTGAAGCAGTTAGCGTTAGAGCACGGCGTTATGAAGATAGAGAACGCTATAAACGCCAGGGTTATTTATACTCACGAGCTTGAAGACTTGTACGACGCCATGACAGAATATAAAGGCAACTTTAAAGCTGTTATGCGCGAGCTAAAAGTATCAGGCGTGGAATTACAAGCAACAACACACAACGGCGAACGCACATACAAGCTAGTCGTTGAAATACCGGAGGAAGTGAAATGAAGATTATACAACTAGTAGTAGAAGACAATTACATTAAAGGTCTAGGCGACGACGGCAAGATGTATGCTTTAGTAAAACAGGCAGCTTCTTTTGGTCGCCACAATAAGTACTGGGAGTTAGCAGAAGGACTACCAACTTTAGCAGAGCACGCTAAGGCTTGGTTAGCAAATGAGCCGGCCTCAAAAATAGCAGAGCGTTTACACTACTTTGCTAACCGCAACAACGCAGCTTTAGCAAAAGACGAGCACATTGGAATAGACACTACTCGCTACACTGTAAAACTAGGCGACGAATATGTTTATGTATTTGTAAGAACAGACAGTGTAACTATTACAGGAAGTGACGATAGTCAAGCCGAATTACGTCTTATAGGTGACCAATATGTCTAGCCTTGAAATGTTCAAAGCCTTTATGGCGGATGCAGAAGCCTGGGATATGTACATCACCGGGCCTGCTGGTACTGGTAAGACTACAGAGTGCGGTGATATATTGCGCTATTGTCATGAAGCTGGCTTAGAAGCTATTGTGTGCGCCTATACTCACAAAGCCTGTGGTATTCTGCGCAGCAAGCTACCTGCGGGTACTGAAGTGACTACGCTGCACTCGTATCTAAAGAAGCGGCCGACTATCAACGTCAATGCTAGCAGTAAGAACCATCTTACAAGTAGTGCACAAGCTGGTGAGCCTGATAAAATCAAGCTAATAATCATCGATGAGTATTCAATGATTGGCGAGAAAGACTACCTGGACTTGCGCGCACTGCAAGATGAAGACTACGACGGTAATGCTGAAGTTAAAATCTTGTGGTTAGGTGACCCGTTCCAGTTACCGCCTGTGCAAGACCAGCAAGCAGTTATTCCAAGCGGCGAGTACTGCCTGCGACTGACTGTACAGCGTCGCCGTACTGAAGATAACCCGTTGGGTGTAGCGATACAGCAACTAATTAGCTATATCGACAACCCAAAAGCTCAGTGGTCTGCTTTGCCGCAGAGCGCGCAGTTCGTACGCGGCCAGGACATAGCCAAAGCTTATGCGGAAGACACAGAGACAGACAAAGTCATTTTGTGTTATACGAACAAGGCCGTCCAGGCCAACAATATTTTTGCAGAAGGTCGGGCCTTTCCTGTCCACAACGACAAACTGTTTTGTCCTAGCACGCAGAAGTATTACACGTTCCTGGGCAATATTGGACGCAATGAGCTTGCCATGATTGACAAGCCATTTGGTGAGCCTCTAATGTTTGGAACTAAGTATAAAACTTTGGAATACTTAGTTAAGATGCCAGACATTGAGTTTGCTGAGTTTGAAGACGAAGATGGCAATGTGGTTACGCTGGCGTATATCTTTGGGCACTACGACTACAAGCTAATGAAAGACTCGTACTCTGACCAGGCAGCTAAAAGCAACAGCGCAATTGAGCGTGAGTTCAAAGGCTATAAGCCTGCAGCCTGGGCCAAAGCTAACGACAAGCATCCATTAGCTCGTGCTCGCTCAAAAGCCTGGCGCGACTTCTTAACGTTTGACGAGTGTGTGCATTGTATTGACTTTAGTCATGCTATGACCGTGCACAAGAGTCAAGGCAGCACGTTCAAACATGTGTACGTAGACACGCAAGACTTAGGTCAGCTGGTAAACCAGAACCCTAAGATGTACCTGCGCCTTATGTACGTTGCGCTGTCACGCGCATCTGGCAAAGTAATTACAAACTGAGGTAACGTAAGCCAAGCTTTGACCGGGTAACAAAAGTAGTGTACACTCCGTGTTGTTTGGGATATAATAAATCAACATCAACACGGAGCGGTAAGCATGACCCGTATTAATACTATCGACCCTAAGCACTTGTTAGACCAGCACCTGTTTATTGAGTACCGCGAAATCACTCGCGTGGCCAAGTTGGCACGTGGTCCTAAGCCTGGTGAGAAGTTTCCTCAGCAATACACACTAGGCACAGGCCACGTTACTTTTTTCTACGACAAAGGCACGTTTCTGCAAAATCGCATTGCTTTGCTGTACAACGAGCTAATTGCCCGCGGCTACAAGCCAACGTTAAAAGTTTATCCTGACCATGCACCTGGCTTACATAAAGACTGGTTCCCATCGCGCGCCGACCATGTTATTAACTTGACTCGGCTACAAAGCAAGCAGTGTGAACGTCCTGGCTTCTACAAGCTAAACAGCAAGCCTGCACCTGAAATGCACTATCACACTATGTTTGAGGAGCACTACAATGCTTATTGAATACCCAATCACAGCAAACTACATGAGTCACTGGACTATCCGGCAAGCTACACGTGAGCTGCTGCAGAACGCCATTGACTCCGGCGAATACCTTATCCAAGACGGCACTTGCGGTGAATACTGCATAACTAACCGCCTGTACAAGCCTGTCACGCTGGACGAACTAACGCTACTGGGCGAGACAGATAAGCACGACAACTCAAGCATCGGTCGTTTTGGCGAAGGCTTCAAATTAGCTATGCTTGTATACGCCCGCTGCGAAAGCCAGTTAGACGTTGTTGTGCGCATTGGCGATTGCTATATTATGCCTCGTATAATCAACAACCGGTTTTGCTTAGAAATTGAAAAAGCTGAAGCACTGCCGGATGCCGCGTACTTCTCAGTGTCTCTGCGGTACTTAGGTGTTGAAGAAGATATTAACGCGCTGTTGTTACGCCGGCACAAGCTAACTGAAGTGTTTGACAATGGCTCAGGCTGCGCGGCGTACACACCAGGCGGCAAGCTGTTTGTAGGTGGTATGTTCGTGTGCGATACTCAACTAGAGTACAGCTACAACTTTCATCCGTCAAAGCTAAAGCTTGACCGCGACCGTAATAGCGCGCCTGAGTTCGAATTGACTTGGGAAACTACAAAGCTGTGGGCCCAATATGGTGAGCCAAGCAAAGTAGCAGAATTGGCGCACAGGCAATGCAAAGATGTGCAATACATGAACTCGCATGCTAACGTAGCTGTGCGCGCTGCTATAGCTGCACACTTTGCTGAACATTACGGCTCTAAAACTATGCTTGCTCAAACACCTCAAGAGCTACAAGTGCTGCAGCTGCTATACCCAAAAGAAACTGTTGTGTACACTGGCGGTGGCTGCTACGCTAGCATCATCGGTACTACTGTTAGCCATAAAGGCGTAGTTCGTAAAGGAGCACCAAGCGTAGACTTTGCGACGGCCATGCGACAGTTCTACGAGCGCAACAAAAAGCACATGCGAGCTAAGCCGCGTAAAGAATTTGAACTGCTACTTATAGCTAGCGTCAAAACCTAGCACGCTATATTTACAAAGCGTGTTTAATTTAGTATTATTAACATGCTCAATCGAGCTTTCATCAACATACAGGACTACAAACATGTCTAAAACAATGACTATCGAATCGCCAAAAGGCACACTGGAATGGGTATTAATCTCTGGCGAAGGTAAAGAAAACCTGAGCGGCAAGTTCCAGTACAAAGCGGACTTGATTTTAGAAGGCGAAGCTGCAGAAGCTTTAAAAACTTCTATCGACGAGTACTTCCAGGAAAACAAACCTAAGGGCTTTAGCAAAGCGCCTAAGTCTACTGGCTACTATCCGCACAAAGCACCACAGCTTGACGCTAACGGTAATCCGGTACTGGACGAAGCCGGTAAGAAAGTATTGGTTGAGACTGGTAAAACAGTGTTCTCATTCAAGACTGACACCACCTGGCCTAAAGACGGCTCGCAGAAAATTATCAAGGTGTTCAACTCCAAAGGCAATCCTGTTGTATTGGGCGAAACTAAAATCGGCAACGGTTCTATCGGTCGCGTCCTTGGCGCAGCTGGTATGTACGAAGTTAAAGCTCCTGGCAAGTCTGCGGCAATCATCGACGCCGGTGTAACGCTGTACCTCAACGCTATCAAGCTGTTAAAGCTGGAAGAATACGTTGGTGGTGCGCAGTTCAGTCACAATGATGAAGACGCTGAGTACGATGCAGTTGGCGAAGAATTCGTCGGTAACGAAGAAACGCCGGCAGAACCAGCTCGTTCACGCCTGTAATACTCTTTAGCCCAGTTCGCTGGGCTTTTTCACGCCTACTGGAGCAACATTATGAATTCAAATACCGCACGCCAAATTATTAAGCAGAATACGTTCTTAGACCGCTATTCGCATAAAAGCAAACTTGGCGACAAGTCTACCAGCATTGATATATTATCTTTAGACTTTGCTGCGCTCGAGCAACGCGTACTCGCAACAATGTCTAGCGACGAAACTGTAAAACTTACAGCAAATGCTGACCTGTACGCGGAGTAGCCACATCATGAAACGAATATGCGTCCCGTTTGCCACGATGCTGGCGAACATACTACCTAACACAGAATACTTTGCTGATACTGAAACTATTGGCTTCTATGGCAAAATCCGTCTTCTACAGCTGTATCATCGCGACTGGGATGCTGTGCAATACTGCGAGCGCCCTAGCGGCCTTGACTTTATTACTTTAGTTACTGCTATTGAGCGCGCCGGTAGCACGCTAGTTATGCAGAATGCTCACTACGACTTAACGACTGCGCAGCAGCAAGGCAGCACTTCCTGGGTGCCTAACGTCGAGTTTATCCAAGACACGTTGCTTTTAGGCCGCTTAGCATTGCCTAGACTGGAGAGCCACTCGTTAGATTCTCTGATGGACAAAGTGCTGGGCTTTGACCCGTACAAGAAGTTAGGTCTGGATAAGAAAACACTTCAGAAAAGTAACTGGGCAGGCGAGCTAACCGAAGACCAATTAAACTACGCTTGCGTTGACGTGTACTACCTACCGGCCGTGTACGACGCAGTAAAGCACCTGCGCGATTCTGAGAGCTACAAGTTAGACATGCTGACTATGCGCTATTGCCTGGACTTCCAATGGAACGGCATGCCTGTCGCTCAAGCACGGCTTGATGCGCTGTACCATAAAACTGCGCGCATTGTAGCAGATAACCCTCTTCCTATCAATGTCAACAGCTGGCAACAAGTGCGACCTTACATTGGCCAGGATGAGTCGGACGATTTAGCTTTAGCTAAGTTTGCGCACAACGGCTGCACCAAGTCAGCCACTATCAGAAAAGTCCGGAAAGCTAAAAAGCTTCTTAGCTTCTTAGACAAATTTGATACGGCCGCAGGAGTCATTCTAGGCAAGTTTAAACCGGCTGCAAAATCAGGTCGATTAACGTCAGACGACCAGAATCTTCAGCAATTGCCGCGAGCGTCTAAAGAAGCATTCGGTGTTGACGAAGACGAAGTATTAATCTACGCCGACTACGCGCAGCTAGAGCTTCGTACAATTTGCGCTATCACCGACTGTCAAGCTATGGCAGCGCTATTCCGTGCGGGTGTTGACTTGCACACGTACACTTCTGATATGCTATTTGGCACCGAAGAAGAGCTAGCTTTGCAGTACGCAGACCAAGAAGAACTGCGCAAAATCCGTAAGCGTAACCGCCAGGTGACAAAGACCGCAAACTTTAGCTTTTTGTACGCTGGCGGCATTGGCATGTTTATTGACATTCTGGTAAAAACTACAGACATCTGGTTAGACGAAACTACTGCCGGTGTGACTAAGCGTCGCTGGGCTAATCTGTGGACTGAGATTACTGCCTGGCAGCAAAAAGGTATTTCTAAGCAGCAGCGCAAACAGACCGGTAAAACGCCACTAGGCCGCGAGTACATGGCCGAACGTGTTACTGACTATTTAAATATTGAGAACCAGGGCGCAGGCTCTGAAGTAGCTAAGTTAGCTCTGCATTACTTGTACAAAGCTGGCTTCAAAGAAAAGCATCCTGATTACAAGCTGTGCAACTTCATCCATGACAGTTTTATTATCCGTGGTCCTAACCGCGACGAGTACAAGCAAGTTGCAGAGCTTTTAGCTACCTGTATGCAGCGTGCTTGGTTTGCTATGGCTGAGCTAATGAAAATCAAAGACCTGCCGATGCCTGTGCAAGTAGCTGTAGGTCATAACTGGGGCGACATCGAGAATGACGAAATTGAGAACCTCTACAACTACGAACTCGAAGGCACTGCAACCTTCGGATTATGAGACAGAAGTGGGCTTGTTAATAACTATTGGTATTGCTGCCTACATTGGTAACGTCGATATAGCTATAGCTAATTGCTACAAAGCTGCTGCTGACAACTACGTGCGCAGAGGCATAGCTACGCTGGCGGCACTACCTAAAGCTGACCGACCTATCGCTGTTAAGCGAATGGTTGCTGGTTTTGCAGCACAAAATGTATTATCTACTGCTTAGATATTGCGATATAATAAATTTTTAAACCTGGAGAATAAACATGTCTTTCGAATCCCAATATGCCGCGCTAGTCAGTCATGTTTTACGCTGCGCTGAGCGCCGTAAAACACGTAATGGCTATACGCTGTCTATGTTTAACCACACGCTGTCGTTCGACTTAGAGAATGAGTTTCCAATGATTCTCGGCCGTAAGATGTACCCTAAGGGTATTTTTGGCGAGCTTGCGGCTATGCTGCGCCAGCCTAAGCATATTAACGACTTCAAAGCTTGGGGCTGTAACTACTGGGAAAAGTGGGCTGACGCTGACGGCAGTATTCGCGTCGACTATGGTAATGCCTGGTTTGACTTCAATGGCGTAAATCAGATTGCACAGCTCAAAGAAGCACTGATTGACTCGCCTGAAAGCCGTCGCATGGTTATTAGCGGCTGGCGACCAGGTGCAGACCTTAGCTTGCCGTGCTGTCACTACGCTTACCAGTTCTATGTCCGCGACGGTAAGTACCTGGATATGCAGTGGATTCAGCGTAGCGCTGATGTGATGATTGGCATTCCATCTGACGCAGTGTTTGCAGCTGCGTGGATGATTGCAATTTGCCAAGAGTTCACCTGGTTAACTCCTGGTCGTTGTATGATGGTGTTCGGTGATACTCATATCTATGAAGAACATATTCCAGGCGCTGTTCAGTATATCCGCCAAGCACAGCGTGTTGATACTGCTACCTGGAATACTGCTACAAATATCAAAGGCAGCGACTTTTGTACTTTCACTCCAGACTGGGTTTATGTTTACGGTCAGTCTGGCCCAGCCATTAAATTTGAACTGAAGGATTAAACTATGCTTTTTCAAAGAGTTGCCAACTGGAATGCTCGCCGTTACGAGCAAGAACTCTGCGTGCCATTGCAGCTAGGCCTACAACGCGAAGAGTTTGACGAAACTGTTAATGCTGCAAATGAAGTAGAGCGCTTAGATGGTCATATTGACCAGATTTTTGTAGCTCTTGGCGGTATCTGGAAAGCAGGTGCAGACAACCGCGATGCCTGTACTGCTTTAGAAGCTGCAGACAATTACTGGCAATTAATGTGCGTGGACGATAACTATGACATGGTTATGGACAGGCTTAAAAGTCATTTGGACATGCTGGCTTACACGTTAATTCAGCCGGCCACTACGCCAACTTTAGTAATGATTTTTGCCGGTATTGCTGCGCTTAACTATGTTGCTTTGCGCGTATACGGTTACGAAGATACGGAGCCCTTCCAAGCCGCTGAAATTGTATGCGACAGCAATGATTCTAAAACGGTTCAGAAAACCGCCACAGACGTTAAAGCTAACATAGACAAAGGCGCGCTGTTCATTGCACCTGAGCCGCGCTTGCAAATTATCGTCGACGCAATGCTAGCTCGGAGGCAGTAATGACTAAAGATGAAGTATTTGCTCTGGCTTTAGAAGCCGCAACTAAAAGCACAGCCAGAAAGCGTAAAGTTGGTGCTGTACTTGCTGTATTTGAACACGAGAACTTCCGAGTGCTGAGTGTTGGCAATAACTACAATTTTGAGAACCCAAATGGGTCGTGCGAAGACAACGAAGGCAATACACTGTCAACAGTGCTGCACGCTGAAATAAACGCCATAAACTCGCTGCCTACGGACGTTGGCTTATTCAGTAATCTGCATCTTTTTGTAACGCATGAGCCTTGTGCTAACTGCGTCGCAGAATTTGCAGATTTGATGGCTACTGGAGTAGACGTCAAGTCGCGCATCCACGTTGTTAGCTCTGGCATGAAGTTTGACGACGGCAAAATGCGCTATGACTTAATTCCAGCTATTGCTACCGAAGGCCTGGCTGCCGTACTAACCTACGGAGCTAAAAAGTACAAGCCGAACAATTGGCGTTCTGTAGACCCGCAGCGCTATGTCGGTGCTTTTGAGCGTCATTGGCAGGCTTATATTTGTGGCGAGCTAATTGACAGTGAATCTGGCTTGCCACATTTAGCTCACTGTATGACCAATTTAGCTTTCTTACTTGAGCTTGGCCATGCGCCTGCGTGTCAGCAGACTATCGCTGACTACCTCAAAAACTCTGTAAAATAAGACTAGGCCCTTGCGATAATATCAACAGGGCCTAAATAACAAAACCTGGCTTCAATCTGGAGACATAACAAATGTCCATACAAATTAACGTTCAAGAAATTATCATTCGGCCATCGTCAATCGACACTTTCTACAACTGCAGCTACCAGTGGGCTAAAACCTTTCTGGAAGGCGTGCCTAGTATTCCAGGTAACCGCGCTGCTATGGGCACGGCCATCCATAAAGCCGCCCAGGTAACCTGGGAAAGCTCTATTAAGGCGCAAAAGAAAGACTTAAACGCGACTCAAGCTAAAGATGCAGCAGTCGCAGAATATGAAGAAGAACTTAAGAAAGGAGTGCAGTTTGATGACGGCGAAACAAAAGATAGCTCGATTAAAGAAATTCTTCTCGGAACTGAAGCCTATCTTAGCGACATTGCTGTATATGTTCCTATTCCTGTGGCTGTTGAGCAGCGCTTCACAATTGATATTGACCACTCACTCGTTAAGGCTATCAGCGGGACAGTAGACTATATCACTAAAGACACTATCAGCGATATTAAGACCGGTAAACGCAAAGCTACCACATCAAACTACACAACTCAGCAGTCTGTGTACAAAATGCTGGCTATGGCTAACGGCGTTGATGTGAAGCACAACACAATTCAAAACGTGGTGCTCAAAGCGTCGCCAGAAGGTTCAGTACTTCCTATGGAAACTGACGTAGAGCAAGGCAAAGCTTTAGTTAATACGCTGCTGGACACTTTGGATGTAGCAATGCAGGACAAGATTCCACTTGAAGTGCTGTTCCGAGGTAATCCACGCTACATGCTGTGCAGTAACAAGTATTGCAACCTGTATAGCGTGTGTCCTTACGTTAACGGCGAGTTGCGAGCTGCGCTATGACACGACGTATGACAACAGCTTCTGCTGTTGCCACAGTACTTGCTGAGCGCGCACCGCTTAGCAAGTACCGCTTAGGCCTTATGATGGCCAGCTCGGCAACAAGCGTAAATCAGTGGCTTAACGGAACTAAAATGGGTCCCGATAATGCTAAGCTATTCAAAGAGCAGTTTGATATTGAGGTAACAGATGCAGCCAAGACCGCACCAACTAAGTCTAGCAGCTAGCTGCGTTGAGCGCTTGCTAGACCACGGCCTTGTATACTTAGCAGCAGAAGAACGCACAGGCAAGACGCTGGCCAGTCTAGTAGCAGCGCGCGACTACCTAGCAGCAGTTCAAAAGCGAATGTCCGTGTTAGTCGTAACTAAAGCTAAGGCTCAAGCAGGCTGGGCAGACACGCTGGAAAAATACCATCCTGGCATGCAAGTGGCTATTACAAGCTATCACAGCGCTTACAAGCATGATGGCGGCGATTTTGAGCTTGTTATACTCGACGAGTCGCATTCCACGCTATCTGCATATCCTAAGCCTGGTAAGATTCAGCAGCAGTTGCGTAAGCTGTGCAAAGGCAAGCCTATCATTTATCTTAGCGCTACACCTTATGCACAAGGCTACGCGCAGTTGTACCATCAGTTGCAAGTTAGCTCGTACTCTCCATTTCGCTCGTACTCAAACTTCTACTCCTGGCACCATTCTTACGGCAAGCCCTACACTATAAAGATTATGGGCAACGACGTATGCCAGTATGACCGCGTGCGTGAAGCTGAAGTAGCAGCAGCTGTAGAACACCTGTTCATAACAGCAACCCGAGCTGAACTTGGCTTTGAGCATGAGCCTACAGACAATGTGCACTACGTAGAGCTAGACGAAGACACTAAGTACGCTTACAACGAGCTGTTGCAACACAAACTAATTGAGTTCAGCAGCGCTGGCATGGTAGTATGCGATAACGTGTCAAGGCTTCGTACTGTGCTACACCAGCTTGAAGGCGGCACAGTCAAGAATGGCGATATTGGCTACGTATTAGCCAACCGTGAAAAAGCTGACTACATCCTTAAGCACTTTGGCGACACCAAAGATTTAGTTATCATGTACAACTACAAAGCAGAGCTGACCAAGCTGGAGGCTATATTCGAGCGCGCGCTTCTGTTGCAAGCCACGAGCTACGCAGAAGGCGTAGACTTAAGCATGTATAAGCATTTAGTTATATACAGCCAAGACTTCAGCACTGCCCGCCATACCCAACGCCGAGCTCGGCAAGCTAACATGGACAGAACTGAAGCTATAACTGTGCACTTCTTGCTGGTCAAGAAAGCACTGTCTGAACAAGTGTATAAAACAGTTAGCGTCAATAAGCGTAACTACGTCGATTCGTTATTTGAGAAGGTAAAACTATGAAAGACTTAATGAAGCCGTATCAGAAAACTCCGCAACTTAACACGCTGCGCTACCCGGTAATCGCTACGCCTAAGCTTGACGGTATTCGTTGTGCTATTGAGAACGGCAAGCCTAGAACGTTCAACAAAAAGCCAATACCAAACACCTGGGTAAACGACGTGCTAGGCATGTACGCACATTTGACTGAAGGCTTTGATGGCGAACTAATGTTAGTTGATGGGGACTTCAACAGTGTGCAATCTGGCATAATGAGCCAAGACGGTCGACCGCGTTTCAGATTCGTAGTGTTTGACTTGCACAACAGCCTACTGCCGTACAAAGCGCGCATCGAGCAGGTGCACAAACGCGTGGCTGAAGTACGCAAGACTGAAGACTTAGAAGCGCTTGTGTTTGAAGCTGTGACTGCGAAACTGTGCCGCAATGAAATGGAGCTGCAAGGCTACTGGAATGAATGTGTCGAGTTGGGTTATGAAGGCGTTATAGTTAACGCACCTGAAGGTTTTTATAAAAACGGTCGGTCTGGTCTAAAAGAGCAACTATCTATCAAGCTAAAAATATGGCATGACGATGAAGCAGTCGTTATCGGCTTTGAAGAAGAAATTGCAGCAGATGGTACGCCTAAAGGCCGTGTAGGTCGAGTCACTCTGCGTCACAATAGCGGTGTGGAGTTTGGAGCTGGCGGTATAACTGATGATGAAAAAGCTCGGATGTGGAATAAGCCAGAGCAGTACCTAGGTAAGACTGGCACGTTTAAATATCAAGATTGGCCTACAGGAGGCAAACCGCGCTTCCCAGGTTGGAAAGGTGTGCGCCATGACTGAAGAAGGCAAGCTGCAAGCTAAAATTATTGACGGGTTGGAAAAGCGGTTTAACGCGCTTGTTATTAAGATAATGAGAGCTAATAAGTCAGGCATACCAGATTTGTTCGCGCTGTTTCCCAACGGCTACAGCATGTTTCTGGAAGTAAAGTCTTTGACAGGTAGACCGAGCAAACTGCAACTGCACTACATAGCGGAAATACAAAAGCGCAATTGCTGCGCTTTTGTGTGTAACAACTTTGAGGACGCAATGGCTACGGCGGAGGTGTTGAGCCGTAAGACTCTGCGTTAGCTAAAAAGTCCACGACACCGCTGACTAGCTCGGCGGTGTCTAGGATTTTGCGAATCTGCACTGTTACCTTAGCTGTTTGTTGCGCAAAACTACTGCTAGGACCTGCTGATACTAGCAGCTCTATACGCCGTTCAGTATTCACTTGCGACCACGCGACCATCAAATTTGCCGTAAGCGCGCCTGTAGTAACCGTAGCTATAATTTCGTACAGCGTAGGGTCTATATTAGGCGCCAACCAACGGCCCACTCCATAGTTGTGTTCGAAAGTGCCGTCCGGCTTAAACTTCAGAAACGCTTTAGCTGTTACCGTAGCCTGTCCAGCTGCGGAGTCTGTGTACGTGCCAGCCCACGAATTTGACAAACGCTGGGTAGAACCTACCGCAGCAAATAGCTGCCCCAGGTCTACGCCGGCTGCGCTAAAACCAGTAGTTATGCCAGAAGCTACGCCAGCTGAAGCAGGTGCGTACTTCATAGCAATGTCAATGCCGGCTTCTGTAAAACCTGTGGCAGCTCCAGGCGTGTTAGCACCTAAGGGCTCGAATGGTAACGCGTTCAATGACGTCATAGCTAATCCTTAGGCGTACCCACAGAGTCGGCACGTACGCTAGTAGCTTTAACTGCGGCAAAGTCTACAGAAGCTCCAGTTAATGCCACTTTGGCCCAAGTCGCACCGACACGGCGAACAAACAGTGCGCCTGAAGCGCTTATAGCTAGTTGTGCGGCATTAGACGTAGTGCCTGGCAAAGTGAGAATCGCGCACTCTTCGTCTACAGGGCCACCTTCGGCCGTAGAAAGCGCCACAGAAGCCTGCAAGCCGAGAGTCAGACCAGTAGCGCCACTACCGGCAGCACCGCCAATGCCGGCAAAGCCTTTGTGCAACACGTCACCCGGCCCTGTTGCATTTCTTGACGCCGCAGACCCCAGTGCAGCAAATGCAGTCAGCGGTATAGGGTCTACTACCCAACCAGCCAAGGTTTTTTTGTAGTTAACTAATCCAACTCTGGCCCGCTCGTACCCTTCTATGTACGGCAAGTCTGCCACGGAATCCACCGAAGGCACTAGGTCTACGCGGTTCAGCGTGTACGTGACTCCTCCGCGCACTTGCGAAATTGCGCCTGCGCCTAGCGCAATGTCTTCCAGGCATACCAACTGTTTTTGTACTACTGTTTCGCTCATTTTGCGCTCCTTTTTGCCATTAGCTCAGATATTAATGGTGCTACGTTTTGAATAGCCCGCTCACCAAACAAGAAGCCAAGCACAAGTATATTGATAATCCATAGAGCAGACTCTTGCTGCTCTTGTAGTTGCCACTTCCCGCTGAACCAGTAGAAGTCGGCCATAAAAGTGCCATAGCCCCATAGCATTCTTTGCATGCCGCGAAAGAATATAACTATAGGGCCTACGATAGGAATAGCACGCAAGTCTTGAGCGGTACCTTCTAACTGCGAAATGCGATTAGTTATAGCGCTTTCAGACTCCGCCAGGGCCGCACTAAGCTGCACTTGCTTTGTAAGTTCAAGCTCCATCAGCTTTATTTCAAGCTGCGCTTTTTGCTCGGCAGTCATGTCTGGCGGGAAATAAGTCTTAACTAAGTCTTTCACTTCGCCAAAAAGACTGCCGGACAAAACATTAGCTATTTTGTCCAGCATGCCCATACTAGTTCTCCGTAATTCGGAAAACCGCGCCGCCGGTAACCGCAATTTGCACACGGTCATCGTCCACCAGCAGCTCATAACTGCCGTTTGCTGTGATAGCCGCTGCCGCCGCTACCCAGGTGCCTGCGATGTAGCGTGACACTGTAACGCTACCGCCGTTGGCTTGAACTGACAGGTTTACACGCTTGCCTGCGCGATTAAGGTTTTTAAACTCTGTTGTTACGTTATACTCGGCCATTCTCTAGCTCCTCGAAAAAAATTAATGCCTGTTCGTGCGTCAAAAGTGTTACTAATCCTGAGCCAGTAGTGAAGGTAAATTCAATCCCGCTACCTATTGATTCTACATATTCTACTAGTCCAGCAAGCTCGGTAGACTCTATGCTTAATACGCAGTACTCTGCGGCTCCGACGATGAACTTTCTTGGCACAACCGCGAGTTTTGCTGCCACAGGGTCTTGCTGCCACATAGCTACAGAGATAAGGGCGTACTTATCTACAGGCAGCGCTATAAAATCATTAATAGTCATAGCGGACTCCATCTGGAAGCTACTGTGTTCTGCATACTCATAATAGGCGCAGTTTGAATAGGGCGTATGCTTATGTCACTTATCACACAACGTAGTGGTGAACCCACGCCGCCATTCACCGCAAAGTACTGCTGTGTTGTAGCTACCGTAGTCACTGCTACTTTTCTACCTGCAAAACTGACTGCTGTGTCGCCAGTACCACCTGATGGTATTGCCCTAAGTGTAGTAGCGTCTAGCTTGTACTCTATATTGTAGGTAAGCACGTAGCCTGTGGCCAGCGCTGGTAGCAAGCAAAGTCTAGCATTAGTGTTGTCTGACGTCGCAGTGTTAATAAACTGCCACCGACCATTACCTAAGTAAGACCAGCCTTCACCCACTGAATTTGGGCTAGCGTGTACACCCGCAGTAATTAGTTCTTGACCTAGTCCTGTATCTGGTAACTGTAAATTATGGCGATGCTCAAATGGCACAAACTGAAACGGTGTTAGCGAACCTTGTTCTACTGACCAACCTGCGCAGTAGAAAGCTGGCGCAGATGCGTCGCCCACGTAAGATATTGGCGAGCTAAATGGTAGACCTACCGTACCGTAGACAATAAAAAACAGGTTAGTCGTTGAGTCTGTAACACTGCGGCGAACCCACACTCTCCACCAGCCGTTGCCCGCGTCTACTGCCCCTGCCGCGAATGTTCCTAGGTGGCCAGTAGTACTACCTAGTTCTACCGCACCCGTAGTTAAGTCTACGTTTACCGCATTGTCTTGGCTACTACTAGTACAAGCAACGCGGCAGAAATTACGGAGGCCTGCCTTGACGTACACGGAGCACGTCACCTGGCCGCTGACAGGCGGGATAAACATTATATTGGCTGAATGTCCAGCGTTAGTAGCTGTTTCAGTAACCGCGGCACTCGGCACACCGCCTACGCTATGCGTGTAGCTATAATCCATAGTTACTGAGTTAGGTTGTAACTTGGCTACAGTGCCTAAATCGCTTACGACATTTTTAACAGGCTCAGTACCTCTGTTCATAGGCCATTTTGTGCCATTTATTTTTAAGTTCTTTATTACACCACCACAGTAATCCGTGTAACTACCAAGACTCCCGTTTGTCCGTGCGCCGACTATGGTTGGAGCACTCGGCTCTATTACTGCACCGCGGTTAAGCGTAGTACTGTTAGTAACTACGCCGTCTTTATACAGCGTAAGCGCATTGCCTATTAGCGAAACTCTGTATACTCCATTAGCTGTAGCGTCGAAGGACAACGTAGTCACTGCACCACGACATTCAAACTGTAGCATACCGCCGCTAGTCACAACTAGCACGAGCTCTCTACTACCTATAGACGCTGCAACATTCTGAGACACTATACAACGGTTAGTACCACCAGTGTGTCCAGTAGTTTCCCACTCAATATCTATGTCGCCAGCTGTGTCTATAAACCTTAAGCTGTTTAAAAACGTTACAAAGTCGTCTACCGCATCAAAGTTGTACTGGTGCAGTGGAAATGTCGGCACTGGGTTTGGTGGCAGCACTGACGTATCGCCGTATAAACCTACCAAAATGCCGCGCACTATAGGTCTTAAGATAGGCCTTAACATATGGTCACCTCGAACTCGTCTGGCAGCATAGCTAACAGTGTGTCTAGCGTGTTACGACTGTTAGCTACGTCGGGCACTGAGTCGCTATTCAAAAACCGAATAGAGTCGCCGTGCAAAATACAGCCTTCTATATCGGACGTATAGTTTCCTGCATGGCCTTGTATAAAAGACCGTCCTGGAACACCACGGAGCTCATAAACAAGGCCATTTTTAGGACTTTTGCGTTTAAAAGCACTGTAGACACCTCGTGGAATACAGCTAATGCCTGGCTTGTTGCCCTTGTCGGGCAACTCCAAAGTAAAACACTGAAAGCCGTTGGGCAGCACAAGCCGCCCTAACGTGCAGTCTGGTAAGTACCATCTTCTTATCGTTACCATTAGTTCCTCACTGTCCAAGTACCAGGCGAACCTGCGGTTGTGCATTCCCAGTAGTCTGTAGGACCTGTGCCTGTGTTGATAACACGACTGCCCAACGCCCAGGTGCCAGTAGTTGGCGCTGCGGTGCCATAGACGTGCGTTTGAGCAGCGAAGTTAGTGCTAGGGTGCTGATAGCACTGCGCAGTACCGCCAGACACGTTAGACACCCGGCCAGACGTGTAGTTATTGTAACCTACAGCTGTGCCAAAGTGGTTAGTCTTCAGAGCAATAGCGTTGTTACCAGCTGCTGAAGTTATAACATTGTTTTGTACGATGTTGCCTGTACCAGTGTACGAAGCTTGCTCCAAGTACACGACACCTTGAGTTGTGCCAGTACCGTTGAAATAGTTGCCTTCTACTCGGCAGAAACTGGATGAACCGTACATAGATACTATCGGGGTACCACTAGGGTCCACTGTGTCTCTGCCATTGATTAAGCTGTCGAGCAAGCGGAAAAAGTTAGTGCTTATGACTTGAAAGTATTCTACGTTAGTTTTAGCATCCTGAGGTCGGATAGTGTGCTTTTCAAAGCTAACATTGCTACAAGAGTCGAGCCGTACGCCACGGTAGTAGGCGTCAGACGTACCGCCTGAGTAATCCAGGTTACTTACCGCTTTGACATCTCTTGCGCTGTTAGCTTCTAAGAACAGACCAAACTGCGCACTGTTGGCCACCAAGCCACTGTTATAGTACGAGTTGCCGTCTATGACTACTCCTGTTGTGTTTGGGCTAGTCAGCGATACAAATACTGCGCCGCTTACTACGTTGCTAGCGATAACGAGGTCTCGAATAAAGTCCCCGTTAAGCAGAGCACCTGCCGAAGTTGCGGCTACTACTCCAGACGGGCCACACGAAATAGTATTACCAGTAATGAACGTGCTAATACAGTTCTGTGCCACGTTATTATTTGGCTCTAGCAGTACTGCAGTAGTGTAGCCTGTGAACTTCTCACAATAGTTATCAGTGAACCGTAAACCCGTGTGATGAACAGAGCTAACGCAGCCGCGGAATGGATTGCGAATATCGTTGCTGCGGATTGTGATGTTCTTGTTAGCTATAGCGCCAGTGCCTAAGTAACCGCCAGAGGTTACCCAGAAAGCGTCGCCCCAGACGTTTACAATTTCGCAGTTCTCTACTAAAATGTCTTCAGACTGCACGATACTGATGCCGTGACCGTCTTCGCCGCGTCCATTTGTCTGCGAGTTTGACCAGTACGTAGTGTTAATACCAGGAGTCTGCGGAGAAGCTGGATTGTAACCGCCTCGGATGCGCAAACCTGTTACTTTAACATTCTTACAGCTGAGCAGAACTAAAATGTGCTGGTCTACGCCAGGGTTAACGTAACCTGTGTTAGGGTTAGTAGCTTGTCCAGGGTACATACCATCTGTTTGATTGCGCAGAATGCGTGCGCCATTACCTAGCAATTCAAGGTCTTGCTTGTTAGCTAAGTTTAAGCGGCCGGTAACTAAGTACGTGGCACCTGGTCTCAGCACTATAACCTTATTTGCTGCCGCAAATGCCGCTGCTAAGGCTTGGGTGTCATCGGTGGACCCATTACCTACCGCGCCGAACATTTCTGGAGACACAAAGTAGTTCTGAGTGTTGAAGGCCAGCGGTTCCCAATAGACAGGGTTTACTGCACGGCAGCGCCAAGTGATACTGTTTGCAGTAAACAACTGACCAACTGTTGGTGTAGCCGGAAAATCAGGTAAAGCCATTATAAATCTCCTTAGTAAATACCTATTGCAATAACTGATACTGCCGCATTGCCGCTGCTGTTTATAAACGACAGTTGACGAAACGTGGCTGCAGACTGAGAGTTGCCAGACGGTCCACAAGATACCCAAGCGTTAATACCGTCTTGCACAGTGCCACTGACAGAAGGCGTGCCGTTAAACGCCTGTGGGTACGTCCATGTTTTCTGCGGTCCTACAAATCCTCCGCCTAGCGCGGCATTAGTAGAGTCGCATACTATTGTGTTCCAGCAGATTTGCACACCTGCGTCGCCTCCTGTTGCAATACGCAACCATCCGCCGTTAGCGTTGCTGCCAGAAGTTACGCCCAAGCCTGACAGAGCAGAAGGTTTGCCTGTAGCGGCCAATATGCTGACCATGAAAGGCGTCAACGTAGCTAAGGTTGCTCCAGATGGGCCAGTAAACATTGGGATAGTGTTAGCTACAGGACCTAGCCCCATCATGGCTCTGGTGGCCGCAGTAGTTATAAACTGCGATACGCCTGCAGCAGTCCACACCATAACGTTGTTATTCTCTGGCGTTAACGTGTTAATGCGAGTTAAGGCATCGCCTAGCGCAGCGCCACCGCCACCGCTGGCTGCAATAGTAATACCATCAGCAGCTTCAGTAAGGGTTATATTTGCACCTTGAACTAGCCGCTTAACACCTATAGTATTGCCTACTTTAGCTTTTAACAGCGTGGCACCTACTGTACCAGCGTTTGCGTAAATGGTGGGTTCTAGAATAACAGAGTTTCCAGAAGCTGTTATGGCAATATTTGCAGCGTCACTGGCTTTTAACCTGCGGAAGTAATACGTGTCTACTGCCGTAAACATTAATGGCGAACCATCTGTATCAGGCCCGGCGTTATTTATAGCCGTAAACGAGCCGCCTCCACCGCTGCCGCCGTTAACGGCTGCTGCGCCACTACCAACCATAGGTATAGGCAAGTACTGTGTTGTATTGCCGTCGTTAAACGTGAATACAAGCTCCATTGTTTCAAAGTTAGCGTAGGTAGTGCCAGGTACTAGCGTAGCCGGCAAGCTGTTAGAGTACACAATGCCGTTGCCAGAACCACCGCCGCCTGTTGCGTTTATAGTTATGGCTGAACCAGTTACGTCAAAAGTAACGTTAGTGCCGGGCAGTAGACCTTTGATGCGATGGTCTTGATTAGTAGACCCTAAGGCCACTAAAGAATTAGTTGGGTCTGCTGTATTAAATGTGCTATAGCCGCCACTGCCGCCGGCAGAAGCTCCTGAAGCTCCGCCACCATACATCGGTATAGCTAGATATTGAGAAGAGTCAACATCTGCGAAACTATACACCAGCTCCATTGTTTCGAAGTTAGCATAAGTATCTTCCGGCTTTATAACGGCTGGCAGTGTATTACTGTAGATAATGCCGCCAGAAGTAGGAGTAGGGTCAACACCGCCGCCACCGCCGCCACCCGCAAGGATGTCCCACTTACCCGTGTTGCTGATGTCATCAGTGCTGCTAATTATGTATGGAGTTACGCCTTTGTACCGCGCTATGGTATTACCTTGAATTACATAACGATTAGTTTCAGTAAGCGTTACACCTGGCACAAAACTATAAGGCCTGATGTCTACTGCTTCTTGCCACGTTCCATTAACATAATCGTACTGCACGCTGCCTGCACGCACTCTAGGGTACTTTGTAGGGTCAACAGAAGCTAACTCAGCCGCCGTAGCTATACCTAAGGGAATGTCTAAACGATGAAGTGTATACACCTCACCATCGCGCAACTGCTCTACCGTGCCCACTCCATGGGCTAAGTCTTCGGCTGTAGCAAGCTGCTTTATTACGTTTTTAGCTACCATTATTACCGTCTCCCTTACCGAAGAATCTTGTTTCTAGGATGTATATTGCTCGGCCACCCATGTGACCGGCAATGCCCGTAAGCGCGGCCGTCAACGGATATGATACATCATTTGCAGCGCAGGCGTAAGCAGTTATTAGTCCTGCAAAACCGCTAATTGCCCATTCACCCAATAGTTCTACAAAACTGAAAGTCATTTTATAGCGCTTAAGTCTTGATAGATAGTTCACAGTGCCTCCCCAGGCGGCTAAAGCTACAAACCAGAATAGACTTGCAACTTCAGCTAAAGCCTTTGTAAAGTCGTCAAACATGCAATACTCCTATTTCAATAAGCGTACTTTGTCACTTCCGTATTGTACTGCTTTAAAGCCGTAACGCTTCAACGCGATGTCCAAAGCCGCTTTGCTGTCTACCGTAAGGCCTTCTGCGTCCGCGACACTCTTAACCACGGCTGGACTAGCAATCCGGTGAGCCGGTATTTCCATTGCAGCATCACCTGTGCCAGTCGAGCTAAGGATATTGCCGTTACCGTAAACCGGAATCTTTGTACCTGAGCTATCCATGCCACGCGCGATGGCTTCTGCTTGCTCGCGTTGGACAGACAGTATAGCTTCATCAACACCTACAGTGTCTTTAGCCGCTTCTTTAAGCGCGCCTACAGTTTTGGCGTTAAGCGGCTTTTCCAGAAAGTCGGCTGTCAATTTGATAAGCGCAATCTCGCGGCTAGCTTTTGACCCTGGAATGCTCTGCTTAACTTTGTTGAACACAGTTGAAGCAATCTCGTACTTGGCCCGCACTACTGGGTCCGCAGTCAGGTAACTCTGGAATTGCGGTACTTGCATCATGCCACTGTGCTTAGACAGCATGACATCATTTTTAAACGTGTCTGCTAACTGAGTTATAGCTTCTTTCATCTGGCGACCGTGGTCTGACACAAAGCTACGCGCAGCTAAGTCTTCCGCAAACATAGGGAATTGCACCGCGTTCATGCCGCCAGAGTCTCCTGCCGTGTACTTCTTAGCCAACGTATTAAGCATATCAGCTTCAGCTAATTCGCGCATTGGCTTAGGTAGAACAGCCATGACGTTTTCATATGTGCCGTCAATAGAGACACTGTGCTTAAGTAGCGCGCTGCTGACTAAGTTAGGCGTAACGCCAGGGCGGTTAAGTAGTTTTACTAAGCCGTTCTTCTCCAGCCCTTTCATTTGGCTATACTTAGCTCTAGCTAATGAGTAATTGTCGAGCCACTCTTGTGGCTTTGGCATTACAAAGCGCGCGCCAGACTCAATGCGCGCATCGATGCTCTGAATAACGTTGTCCACCGCTTTGAAGTCTTTAGCGTTAACAATTCGGTTGTTGAACCGGAAGTCGTTCACCACCTGGCGTAACTCTAGCAAATCAGCAAAAGTACGACCGTCTGCGTACTTGCGTGCCTGGTTTAGGCGCAGTAAGAATTTTTCGCGCACCGCAGGGCTAGCAATATTGTCAGTAAGGCTTTCTAGAACTGGCATAACCGCAGTCTTGTCAAAGTTAAACTTATAGTATTTAGCGCGAGGTGCCGAAGCAGCCTGCATCTTGACATCGCCGTAGAACTTCTTAACCTCGTTAGTGTACGCCGTAAAATCTTCTTTCAGCACGCGCGCAGTGTTGTCCGTGCCTGCGCTGTTAATTTCTGTCTGCAGCTGTTTAGCTCTGCTATCGATACCGCGAACAACCGACCGGCTAGCGGTTGAGTCAATCGACGACGCGGCTCTAACTAAGTCTTCTGCGCCTGGTAGCGTAGTAGCAACTGCAGTAATTTCTTTCTGCGCGCGCGTCATGCCTTTTGTGTCGACCAGCTGTTCAAAGCGCTCTACAACTTCGTTAATCTCATCATCAGTAAGAAACATGGTTTCACGCAATGCTTTGCGCGCGCCTTCGCTATTACCGTCCAGGATAAAATCTTTAGCTCGCACAGCGCCTTTCCACAACGCTCCACCAGCTTTGTACAAGCCTGCACCTACTACTTCACCGTAAGCTGCAGCTTCAGCCGCGGTTAGAGCTTTATGCGCCGCAATCTCAGCACTCATTTCTTCTTGCAGCTGCATAGAACTGTAGATATAGTCTAGCTGTGTGCCAGCGGCAGCGCCTACAACACCGCCGGCCAGTGCGCCAGCTGCCGTGCCTATAGCTTTATTTAACGGAGAAACGCCACCTGCTGCAGAACCAGCGCGCGCACCAGCGATAGCTCCACCGATGCCGCCAATAGTTTCACCTTTAGCAGCTGCAATTTCACGTAAGAAGCCTGGTGTAACAACCTGAGGACCGCTCTCAGTCATCATTGTCCATTCTTCACCATCAAAGTCGAACTGTAAGCCACGTTCTGCGCCAAGCGCTTTAATATTTGCAATTGCTGCTTCTTCAGTAGCCGCAGCAGAATTAACTGCTTCTTGACTACCAAAGAATGACGCTATTCTAGTAGTGACAGAAGACATGTCAGGGCGAATAACTTGTAAGTTAGCTAATAACTCGTCGGCAGGCAGCGTATTGCCGCTAGTTATAGCTTCTACAGCTTGCTGTTTTTCTGGCGTAGGCATACCTGTATCAGCTTTACGCGGAGTGCCATCAGCTTTAACTAAGTTCTCGGCTTCTTGCACAGGTTTAGCTTGCCGAGTCTCTAGAAACGCTTTAATCTCTTCGTCCGTATAGCCTGCGTCTTTTGCGGCTTTAATCTGCGCTTGCTGCGCATTAGCTTCAGCAATCTCGTCTTCGCCAAAACCCTGCTCGCGCATGTAAGACGAGACTTCGTCTTGAGAGTAGCCTTGCTCATACGCCATGTACGCAGCTAAGCCGCCGCCAGCAGAATACAGTTTAAAGTCAGCTTTTGTTTCAGGGCCGAACTTGATAACGGCGTACTCAATACCGTCTTTGTTTTCAACCTTGAATTCGCTGTTAGTTTGCTTAGCTAACTTTTGCGCCAACGGACTGACGTAAGTTTCATACCACTTCTGCACGCCGTTACCGCGAACCATGTCGTCAATTGAGGCTCTCTGCGTGCCTTGCACCTGCTGAATGAACTCATTACCTGTGCGCATTGCTTCAATAGATTCTTGCACGTAATTGCCAAACTCGCCGGTGTCGAAGTTCCCGTCTAGCAGGTCCACCAGCTCTTCGTAAGATTCTTCGCTTTGGTTGCTAGCCACATCGTCAAATAGCAAAGCAGCACGCTGTGGATTGCTAAACCTGTACGTCACTTCTTCAGCTAGCGCTTGGCCATTTGCATCTAAGTTGTGGCGCACATAGTAGTCGTTAATGCTACGCATTAAACTAATTGGAGACGCGTCGCCTACATCTTGAGCATTCTCAATAGCTAGTCGTACTGCTTCTTGCTCAACACCTGGAAACATCCGCTCAACATTTTGGCTTAGCACAAGGCGTTCTGCGTACGGCATTCTTCCCGCGTTGACTACAGCGTCCAGCGCTGTGGCCAACTGCGCTCTGCCCGCGTCGTCAAATTCGGGTAGCCGGGCGCCTACTTTGCGGCCTTCAACAACTGCGTTTTTAATAGGAATAGCAATCTGCTGTTTGCCTTCGGCTATAGCAGTCATAATCTCGTTCTCTAAGCCTTTACGAGTCCATGAGGTTTCCCAGGGCGCAACTTTGTCTTTAACGTACTCTGACACAATAGCGGTACCAGAAAGGCCGCTTCGCTTGGCTGCAATAGCGTCGTCTGCAAAAGTTTCTGGTATAGGGCCTAGTGAACTTCTAGCCGCGTTATAAAGGTTTTTTCGCATAGTAGCGCGAGCTTGCTCAGAAAACTGTTCTTCATGCTCTAGCATGTACTGAGGCATAGAGTCTAGCACTTCCGCGAAAGACCGTGCAGCAGTAGGCAATTTAGCAAACGCTACAATTTCATCAGCCTGCGCGCCTGCTTTAAGCCGGTCTTTAAGCCACCGCTTATCCTCTTTGTTGTTTATAGCTAAAGTGTGAGCAATTTCATGAACTCTGTCCTCAAGTCCAGCAATCGCAATGTAGTCTGACTGGGCGTCTGCCGGTACGTTGCGACTCGCGAACTCTTCGGCGTAGTCCGCCAGTCTAGCTTCTTTAGGCTTATTAAGCCAGGCTACGCTGTCTGCCACTTTTTGCGCAGCTTCTGCTGCTATAGGGCGTAGCATAATGTTTTTCTTATGCTGGTGTAAGTCTGACTGAATTTCAGCGACTACGCGTGTGTCCTGATTGCCGATTAAATCGTCGTATACACGTGTGTGCATCAGGTAATCAGCTTCAGGAAAGTGCGTAGAACCGCTTAGCACACCTTCGGGGTGCGAAAACTGGTAAACGCGCTCACGATACTGACTTTCTTGCTTGTCGATAGTTCTAGGCAAAATGCGACCAAACTTAGTAGGGAAGTCAGCAAACTCGCCACCTTTGTACTCTTTAAGGCTAAACTCGTCTAACCGTGCCATTGAGTCAATAGCCTGCAAGTCGCGCTTAGACACTTTGCCTTCCTTGTTGATTAGACGAGGTTGCAATACGCCAATACCTGACAACTCAATTTCTTCGTCTTTTACACCTGCTTTCTTAAGCGCAGGACGCAGCTGGGCAGGTTTAATCGCGTCTGGCAAAGCATCGACAGCTTCGGATAATGCTGACTTAAGTAAAATGCTCATTATTCAACCCCTTCGTTTGTATTTGTTGGTAGCTTTAAGCCACGGCTTTTTGGAGTTGCTCCGCCACCGCCTTGTGCCATCACTGATGCTTGCTCTTGAGCCTGGGGATTACCACCAAGCATTGCAGCAGTCTCAGCTAACACGCGAGCAATGTCAGGGCTGTACTTAGTTTTCATAGACTTCATGGTGAGCTCACCCATCTTAAAGAAGCCCGCAGGATTAACCTGAGCCATCATTTGACCAATCTGTCCAGACATCATAGTTTCAAGCAGTAGCTGCGCTTTCTCGTCTTCGTCGTTATACGGAGCAGCAGTGACGTCAATTTCAAATTCCGTATAGCTAATATCAGTACCTTCAGTAGACACTGGCGCAAAGATATAATCGCCTTGCTCGTTAGTTACCGGCTCCATAGTTGCCGGGTCCAGCTGTGGAACCAGTATAGGCTTCATCTGCGGCGTGCCGTCGGGATTCACGCCTACCTGGCGCATCATAGGCTGGTGTAGCTCAATCCAACGCTGACCTACTACCTCGTCCGCAATGCGCATGACATGGTGCGCTGTATAGTACTGCTGAGCTAAACCTGCAATATCTTCGCCGAGCAGCGTGTAAAAATGCTTAATGCGGTTAGACACATAGTGCAGCGCCATTACAGCGGCGTTCTGCTGTAATTTAACTTTACGACCTGAATCAGACGCAAAAGCCATGCCTAAGAAGCTATCATTAATGCCTAACACTTGTTGCACGCGGTCCAAAGCTCGGTCAATAATCGTGTACTGGTCTTGTAGCTCTCGACTAAACTTTTCCACTTGTATGCCGCTAAGTGTCAACACAGGCACAACAGAGTTAACTCGATTGTACAAGCTTGTGAACTCGTCTAAATCTTCTACTGCGCCGTTTTCTACGAACACTTTCTCAGAGTTCGCCATCAACGCAATAGATATAACTG